GAGCACGACCAGCTCCAATGGGAGGATGTGCCGTGGGGTGACACTGAACCCGCGTATAAAATTCGCTACCTAGATGCCAATGGGCAAATCACCACCAGGCACAACGAGGTCTACAGAGCTGCCTTTGTGGGGGTGACGTATCATTGTGGTTAGGTTAAAAATTTAATTCTCTTGTAATAATATAAAAGATGTCTGGTGGAATCGCCCAACTCGTGGCCATTGGCCAACAAGATGCCCATCTCGTCGGCAAACCCGAAATTAGTTATTTCCGCAGTACGTACAAGCGACACACAAATTTTTCTCAATCCGTGGAACGTCAAGTCATCCAGGGCAATGTCTCCAACGGTGGCATGTCCTCGGTGCGCGTGGAACGCAAAGGTGACCTTCTCAGCTATGTGTACCTCCAACCCATCAACAGCGCGGGTACGGAAGCCGACAGCGCCATCGTCGACTGGACGACGGTCATCGACAAGGTTGAACTTCTGATTGGTGGTCAGGTCATCGACACCCAGGACTCCCTCTTCACGTCCCACATCGCCCCGAAGGTGTTGGCGCAAAGCCTCTCCAAGTCTCGTCTCGGTGGTATTTACAAGGATGACAACAGCCACGCCGCCGGTTTCTACCCGCTCCGATTCTTCTTCTGCGAGAGCTGGCAAAACGTGCTTCCGTTGGTGTCCCTCTCCTACCACGACGTGGAGTTGCGCATTACGTGGGGTGGGTCCGCGGAAAGCTACAAGTGGGATTGCTTTGCCAACTTTGCGTACATCGACACCCAGGAGCGTGAACATTTCGCGTCCCAACCGCAACAAATCATCATCCACCAGGTGCAAAAGGCGCTCGCGTCCGGTGCGAAGATTCAAGAGTTGAACTTTAATCATCCCGTGAAATGCTTGGTCGCCGCAAAGCGTGCGTCGGACCTGAACATCATGGACGCCACGAACAAGTTGAAGCTTCAAATCAATGGTACGGACGTTGCCGATTACAAGTTTGCGCACCCGAACTTTGGTGCCGTGACCACCTACTACCACACCTCGTTCTCTGATAATGATAACCTCAAGCGTCTCTTCTTGTACCCGTTCTGCTTGGACGTGTGCAAGGCTCAGCCGACGGGTTCGTTGAACTTCAGCCGACTCGACAGCGCGCGCATCGTCAACGACACGAAGAACTCTGATGACACGATTTACGCCATTAACTTCAACATCCTCAAGCTGGAGAACGGTATGGGTGGCTTACTTTATTCTAATTAATATAGTAGTAAACATGTTTTGGAATACAGTTATGCTCCTTGCCATTGTTTTCGTGCTCTCCTATGACCCCAAAAGTCGTACTTTAGAGAAAATTGTAGAATCCCCAGCCCGACCCACTGACAGGGAAAGTCAGCAGGTGTATTTTCAAAAATTACAATTTGGTGAACTTAAAAATTAAACGCTTTTATTAGATAATGATTCCCATTGATAGACAAACGCTCACCCTCATCGCCGTCATCATCTGTATGGTCGGCCTGATTCTGATGTTCAAAGAACTCAGGACAGCCAAAGAAGATGTTGAAGGTTTGAAAGGTTTTTCTATGAATGTCATGAAACGCATGCAGCCGCAGCCGATGCCTGTGCGAGTTCCGGCACCCCAACCTGTCCGAGTCGCACCACCAGCGCCGGCACCTGAGAAGGAGAAGGAGGAGGAAGAAGAAGTTGTTGAAGAAAAGTCCGAGGATAAATAAATCCGCTAATAGTAGGATTGCAAATGTGCAACAATGAAAAAGTACAAGGCCATAGCCATACCAGTATCATTCGTGGACGAGAAACCTAAATTTCTCACGGTGAGAGACAGGAGGTTTAAAGATTGGATTTTTGTCACAGGCGGATGTCGGCGGAAAGAAATCTTTAACCCCCTCCGATGTGCTCTCAGGGAACTTGAAGAGGAGACACGTGGTGTTGTGTCTTTAAAATCAGGTGAATACACCGACTATGTATTTTCAGTTAAAGAAAGTCCACAAGTTGAACTCGTGTATCACGTGTTCATATTCTTTGTGAACTGGACGAAATCAGAACAACAACAGTATGTTAAAAAATTTTATGATGAAAAACAAAAAACAAATTTGAAAAAAATTAATAAACAACCTTATAAAAAAACTTTTGATGAAAATGATTATATGAGTTTTGATACTTTGACGGAATTTAACGCAAAGAAAAATTGGGAACTCATATCTAAAAATGTCATCAAAAACCCTGAATTTTACAGCTGCATGACTTCTCTTCACAGAAAAAAGTTTTCAATAAAGTAGATGAAATCAAAGTCCTACATTTTAATGCAAATCAAAGACCTTTATGTAAAAAAATTTGGCTATTACCCCTATCAGGCTGACATGGAAGTTGATAAAATTAAAGAACGAACAGTCTATGAACTTTTAAATATTAAAAAGGAACTCACTGAAAAAGAAGAAACGTGTGGAGATATGACCTGTCTCCACTGGTTTAGAGATGACACGCGCTTTGATTGTAACTAGAGATGTTTCGTCAATGGTGTGCTACTGAGGGGTTTATGAATTCACGAAATCTGTCGCATGTGTTGATGGACGGGGGATGTCTATCTGTTCCAAGCGACAAATTATCGTCATTCAACGAGCAGTACGTGCGCGCATGTCTTCGTGGGGAACAGGTGTTTGTCGTGGAGCAGAAGACCCCGACGTATAACTTCTTCTGTGATATAGATTACAAAGATTCCGAACCCCTGTCTGTCGAAGATATTCGGGATATTTGTAAAATTATATGTGATAAAGTGCGTCGCTATGGGGGTCAACGGTGTCTCGTATCAGTGGCTGAACCCAAAAAAGTCAGTGATGACAAGTACAAAACAGGGGTTCACCTGAACTGGCCAGGGTTTGTCGTCAATCAGGAAGGGGCCCTCGCTCTCAGAGAACACATTCTCGTCGTCTTGTACACGGCAAAAGGTGGTGTCGATTGGAATGAAGTCATAGATTGTGCCGTCTTTGGTGATATAGAACGTGGGTCTAGGGGGAGTGGATTCAGGTTGCCGTGGTCTCATAAAAGGGCCAAGTGTCCCGAGTGTGGTGGCAAAGGGTGTAGCACCTGTGAACACTCTGGGAAAATCACACAAGGTGTCTATCTTCCAGTATTCATCTATGATGAACATAAAAAAATAACCGTCGTAGACCCAACACCAACGAGAGACCTTCTCGACATGGCAACGGTGCGCACGGATGACACATCAGTGGTGAAAGTGGAACCACCCACGAAAGCCATCAAGGAGGGGGCATTCACCGCGATTCAAACAAAAAATGAGGTGAATGATATTGAATTACAAGCACATCTTGAGATTTTTATTCAAAAAAATATGGAAGGTCAGGGAGGTGCCAAGGTGACGAAGATTTTCAAACATAAAAATACTTTTCTGGTGTCGACGACATCACGCTACTGTGAAAACTTGGGGAGGGAGCATGGGTCCAATCACGTGTGGTTTTACATTGGTGGGAATATGATTTCACAAAAATGTTTTTGTCGATGTGAAACAATTCGTGAAAGGCGAGATGGATTTTGTCGCGATTTTTCTGGGAAGAGGTATATTCTCACCCCTCACATCATGAAACTACTGTGCCCCGATGGAGTTGTCCTTTGTCGACCAGCGACACCGACACCGGTGGTGAAATCTGCAGACGTCGTGGCCACTGGTGAATTTGAAACTTTTATACAAAGATATTTCCCTGGACACAAAGAAACAAAAGTTATTAAAATACAAAAAAATAAAATTTTTACAAATTCCAACTATTGTGAAGATGTTGGAAAATCCCATGGACAAATGTGTTTCACCGTTGACAAAAAAGGAATGATGACCCTTGGATGTCCCTGTAAAAATAAAAAATCATTCAAAGTGCTTCCATCAATGTTTAAAAAAATAACAAATTAATGTATATGGCACTCGTCCTGATTGGTGTCCTGGGCTACATGGCATACATACTCACCGGTGCCGCATCCACTGACTGGACACAGGAAGAGGAAGACCTCAAAGAAGAAGCTTTGAAGTATTCAGGCATCAACCCAGAAGAGTTCAAACTGTTTGCACAGGAAATGAAAAAGGCGGAGGACGTGCTCGATGAAAACAAACCAAGAGAAGCCGCGAGACACCTGTACAAATCCTTGGACCATTTTGAAAACCTCGGTACACACAACAACTACGACGTACAGGAAGATATTCACGATGTCGCGGTACGAATAGCTCTAGCCACTGAAAAAAGAATTTTAGAGAGTGCTTTGAAATTAGGGATTAACTGGACACCAAGATACTTAAACAATACGCTCGTTTAATCTACAAATGACGACCAGATACGGACGTACGATTAAGAAACCCAAGGATGTGTATGTTCCAGAGCATGTGGAGCTAGAAGATGATTATAGCGAAGACGAGTACGACAGTGACTATTCCGCGAGTAGTGACATCCTCACAGAAGATGAGGGGTGTTCAGACAGCGACGAGGAGGATGAATACGAGGACGACGACGAGGAGGAGGAGGGTAGTTTGAAAGACTTCGTCGTCTCCGATTCCGAAGAACAGAGTGATAGTGAAAGTGCTTAAAAAATATAAGCATTTTTAATAATAATGGAGACTGATATCGGCACACCAATTCAA